AAATTACAAGATTTATCAGATACAAATAATTCAGCATTAGAACAGGTTAATATAAACTATGTAACTGATTGTTTAATGCCTTGGATTGTACGTTTTGAGCAAGAAGCTGATCAAAAACTTTATGCAATTTATGAACGTGATATTTATGATGGTTATATTGATACTGATATGCTTTTAAGAGGTGATTCAGCAGCAATGGAACGCAAAGTAAGAACAATGTTTACTAGTGGTGCAATAACTCCAAATGAAGTACGTAAAATGTACGCAATTAATACAATTGATGAAGATTATGCAAATAGTAGCTATATGCCAAGCAATATGATGCCAGGTGAAACTGCTATTCCATTTTGGACAGCACAAGCAGAAAAAAATAACCAATTAACCAATAGCCAACCTGGAATGGGTGGCGCACAACAATAATGGAAAGAAGATATAATAATAGAGCTGCTGATATTATCAGCGAAGAGGGTAGAATGATTAAAGGCTATGCTTCAACATTTGAATCAATGTACGAAATGTTTGAAGGATACAATGAAACAATAGCACGTGGCGCATTTGATGACTGTGATATGAGTGATGTTGTAGCTTTATTTAACCACGAAAGTGAGCAATTATTAGCAAGAACTAAAGATGGCAAAGGTACATTAACTTTAGCGGTTGATGAAAAAGGATTGTACTTTGAATTTGAAGCATTAAATACAACTATGGGTAATGATGTACTTGAAAATATAAAAGCAGGTAATATTCGTGGCTGTTCATTTGCATTTACTGTAGCAGAACAAAAAGTAGAAGAGTTTGCTGATGGATCAATGTTAAGAACTATTATGAAAATTGATAAGTTGTATGATGTTGGCCCTGTAGTTAATCCTGCTTATGAAGATACTGAAGTTGAAGCATACAAAAAAAGAAGTAAAGAACTAATTAAAAAAGAAGATACAAAACAAATAAACGAAAGCTATTATATAGCACAAAAATTTAAATTTAATTTAAACTAAAAAAAACAAACAATAATGAAAAACTCAAGTGTTGAATTACGCCAATTACAAGCGTTAAAAAGAAACGAAGGTTCTGACTTAGTAGCTAAGGCAGAATTAGAAGGAAGAGAATTGACTGCAGTAGAATTAACTACTTTGCGCTCAATTGAAACTGATGTAACTGCTTTTGATTCAGAAATCAAAAATGCAGAATTAAGAGAAAAATTTGCTAAGAGCAATGTTGAAGGTAGAAAAACTGCTGAAGGCGATAGCAAAGAAAAAAGAGAAATTGCTAATTTTTCATTCGGTAAATTAGTTCGTGAATTAAGTTTATCACGTGGTGATGAAAGTGCAATTACAGGTCTTGAAAAAGAAATGTTACAAGAATCAGCTAAAGAAAAAAGAGCTTTAGGTTCTATGGGTGATGGTTTGTATTTATCAAACAAATTTTTAACTGTTGAAAACAGAACTATGAGCGCAGGTTCAGCTACTGCTGGTGGTAACTTTATTGCTACTGACAAAGTTGGATTCTTTGATGCTTTGTACGCAAAAACTGTTTTACCTCAATTAGGTGCAATTAAATTAGAAGGCTTAGCAGCTAATACTGATTTAACTGGATTTAGTGCAGGTGTTACTGCAGGTTGGGCTACTGAAGTTGCTGATGCGGCTGCAGGTGATCCTACTACTGCTTCACGTTCTATCACTCCTAAGCGTTTAACTGCTTATGTTGATTTATCTAAGCAATTATTGTTACAAGATAATTTCAGTATTCAAAACTACACAGTGCAATCATTTATGAAAGCTTTTGCAGTAGCAATTGAAGCAGCAGCTATCAATGGCTCAGGTTCAAGCGGACAGCCTACAGGTTTATTAGGAACTAGTGGAATTGGATCAGTAGCAATCGGAACTAATGGTGGTGCGCCAACTTTAGCTAAGATTCTTGAATTAATCCAAGTTGTAGAATCGGCTAATGCAGGAATGAATGGTAAATTCTTAGTAAATCCTAAGGTTGTAGCTAAATTAAAGCAAACTGTTATCGATTCAGGTTCAGGTGCTATGATTATGCCTTATATGAACTACTTTATGGGCCAGCCTGAGCAAATTGCAGGTAAAGAAACTTACAGTACATCAAATGTTCCTTCTACATTAACAAAAGGTTCAACTTCAGGTACTTGCTCTGCAATTATCTATGGTGATTTTGAAAACTTAGTAGTTGGACAATATGGTGGAATAGATTTAGTTATCGATCCTGCTTCACAAGCAATCGGTGGTAAAACTAGAATCGTAATGAGTCAATACGTAGGTGTTGCGGTTAAACAACCAGCAGCATTCGCAGCTATACTAGACGCAACAACTGTTTAAACAGTAATCAAGCGTGATTGGAAGTAAGGGGGTTCAATTCCCCCTCACGCTTCAAAAATGGAAATACAATTTATAAAAAGTCCGATCGGATTTGGTTTAGGTTATCATATTGGCGAATTGGCAACAATTAACGAAAATCAAGCTAATGAATTAGTTGAATTAGGTTTTGCAGTTAAGATTGAACAAGCAGTAAAAGTTGAAACAAAAACAATTAAAAAGAGTATCAAAAAATCAAATTATATGGGGATATAATTATCTTACTGAATATTTAGGTAATTCTAATAATTTAATTATATGGGATAAAAAAATTACAGGTTTAAAATATTTATCAAGATTTGAAATTGCATATTGTAGTTTTAACAATAGTGTTATAAAGCAAATAAATTGTATAAAAGATAATAAAATACATCCAACTCAAAAACCTGAACAACTTTATAAATGGTTATTATTTAATTACGCTAAAGAAGGTTATAAAATATTAGATACTCATTTGGGTTCAGGTTCAATTGCTATAGCTTGTCACGATTACGGATTTGATTTAACTGCTTGTGAACTTGACAAAGAATATTTTGACAAAGCAATGAAACGAATTAATAACCACAAATTACAACAAAGATTAATATTATGACAATTACAGAGTATTTTCAACGCTATTACAATTTATTACCATTTCACACAAATGGCGAACAAGCTTACATTGCTTTAGAATTAGAGTATTTTGATAAGTTTAAAAAGAATAGGTTTAAAACTTATAATAGCTTTAAAAGAAGTAAGAACTATTATTTTGGGCTATATTAGATAGTTACAATTAATTACAATAGCCTTATGTTTCTTTGTAAAAATAATGGCTAATTTATTAACTCGTTTTTTACCGACAATATCATTTAGGGCTAAAGCTCCAAAGTCATTAATGCCTGCTAACCAGTTTAGCGGATTCCCATTGCAAAATTGGTTTAGTGGCTTTGCAAAGAGTGGGGAACAAGTATCTGAAAAGAATGTAAAGCAGTTAGCTGTTTACTATGCTTGTATTAGAAATATTGCTGAAGATATTAGTAAATTACCTTATATAGTAGTTAAAACTGAAAAGAATGGCAATAAAAGTAGAGTAAGTAATTTAAATGTTGCTAAAATACTACAAGTTAAGCCAAATAGTTATTCAACTCCAATTGGTTTAAAATATTCAATTATAAATGATGCTATTGCTAGAGGTAATGGTTATGCTTTAATTATTCGTGATAAAGCAGGATTAGCTACTGAAATGCACTACATAGATTCTAATTTTGTATTTCCTGAATTTGATATTGATACAAAGTCAATGTTTTATCAAATTAATTATACACCATTAGGTTTAAGTGGTATTTATTCAAGCGAAGATATATTTCATATAAAAGGGCCAGGTAATTCTATGGTTGGCCAATCAGTATTGGCTTATCAATTAGAAACTTTAGGTCACGCTTTAGCAATCCAAAATTATTCAAGTAAATATTTTAGCGGTGGTGCTTCAATGAGTGGTATTCTTACTTTTGAAGGAGTTAATGATGAAAAGAAACTAAGACAATACACTGAAATGTTTATGGCATCTTACACTGGTGGATCAATAGCTGCAATGCCAAGTGGTGTTAAGTTTGAAGCAATGGGTAATGATCCACAAAAATCACAGTTCGTAGAAACTGAAAACTATATGAGAGGTGAAATTGCTAGATGGTTTAGAATGCCATTGAGTAAATTACAAGATTTATCAGATACAAATAATTCAGCATTAGAACAGGTTAATATAAACTATGTAACTGATTGTTTAATGCCTTGGATTGTACGTTTTGAGCAAGAAGCTGACCAGAAACTTT